TTTATAAAATTCCATTTTTCTATCATCAGACATCACACCATCTGTATCATTAAACATTGCATTTAAAATACCCATCTCTTCAGATTGACCTGGCTGTACTGTTACTTTTAATTTATCTACTAAAAATTCTTTTGGTGTTTCTTCAACAGCTTCTACTGCATCTGTTATACCACCAAATTCAAATCCTACTCTACCACCAGTTTTATATCCTGCTGCTTCGATCGTGTCTAAAATTTCTTGTTCTGTAAAGCCGTAAGCTTCCATAGATTGTCTAATAGCAAATGCTCTATCTGAATCTTCTGAACCCATGCTTGCTTCATAGTCTTCCATCTCTCTATCATAATCTTTTTGAGCTCTTCTTGCTTCTGCAATACCTAAATCCATAGTACCTTGACCTATTGGCAACGTTGCAGCTTTTAAACCTTCCATACTAAATAAATTATTTCTTAAAGTTTCACCTGTTCCTGCTAAATAATTTGAAGTACCTTCTAATGCACCTAAACCACTTTTAGCAAATCCTGGTTGCATACCAGCTGCTTTTCCACTAAAGTAATCTGCTGCGCTCGGCTGTCCACTAGTAATAACACCTTCCGAAGGATTCATTGTTTTTATTTGACTTCCTGGAGCGGATAACGCACCAATACCAGAAGCCATAGCTAATGATAATGCACTAAAGTCTCCATCACTTCCTTCTTGAGCTAATTGAGATCCAAGGTTTAAACCCCCTGATACCAAAGCTCTTTGTAGCATACTAGTACCCATAATACCTGGAGCCAAAAACGGAGCGGCTGCAGCTAAAAATGGTAATGCTGGTTTGATTTCATTAGGTACTATCTTATCTAGTACTCTTGAAATAGGTCTAGTTATCTTTTTTAAAAATCCCATAGTTTCTCTTTATAATGCTTGTTAACTGCAAGTTTGCCAAACTTGTAAATAGGCGAGTGTATCACAATTTACAAGGTTTTTAAACATCCGTCAATCGCTGATATTTAAAGCAGCACCTATATTTATCTCTTCTACAGTCACATTTACATCTCTTCGTATATGTTCTGCTTTTGTAGGTGTACTTGCATTTTGTACATCTGCTAAAGCCTCTGCATCTGACATGTATTCTTTACCTGTTTCTGTGTTAGTTAATGTTACCTCACATTTAGGTGTAATTACTGGTACTCTTTGACCATTAATTATTTCATACCTAACGGAAGCTTCTGTTTCTATAAATGACATTATCTGTCCTCCCTGTTTATTTCTAATATTGATGCTACAACGTGCAATCTATTTGCATCTGCAGCGGTTACTTTTAATATTTCACTTTCTTGTAAAATTAACGGTTCTGTTAATAATTGTTCTGTTGCGTGACCAGCTATAGTTTTTACATCAAACAATACAAACACATTACCAGATGCATCTGTTAGTGTTAGTGTAATTGTACTTCCATTATTACTATCATCACAAACTAAAATAGATTTTACAATTGCTCTAGAATTAGAAGGTACAGTGTATAAAGTTGTAATATCTGTAGTTGTTAAATCTTGTTTTTGGTTCTTATATATATTTGCCATTATCCTAATCCTAACCAAGTATATCGTTCTTGATCTTCTTTTAATTGTGTTAAGTATGTAGAGTTTAACTGTTCAATAATTGTAGTTAATGCTCTGTTAATTTGTCTTTGATTATCCTCACTATATTCTCTTTTAGGTTCTGGTAATCTTACTACGACTTTAGTCATTAACCTCTCCTTCCATCTGGTTGTATATCAACTTGAAATGTACCAAATCTCCAAGACTCACCTACACCGGTGTTTTCTATTTTTATATTTGCATATCTACCTCTTGCCCTAGTGTCAACTTTTAAAGTAGATGAATTAATTATAAAAGGACTTAATGAAGTCTCAATGTCATCTTGTGAAGGGTAATCTTTAATAGACAAGGTAATTTGATTATTACCATTTAATACTTTAAAATTTGGTAAGAATCTTCTCATTGCTAAAAATACTTCTGCTTGATCAGGTTGTAAAGAAAAACTAAATGATTGTATGAAAGATGTTAAGGTAGTTACACTACCATTTGGATTAACTTGATCGGTCCCCGTTTCGTGTTCGAATAATACTGTTTGGCCTAAACCATCTTGACCTATAACTTCAGGGAAACTTCCATCATTAGAACTATTATATGCAGTAGCATAAGGTCTTGGATATACTAATGAATCAACCCAAGTAGTTCTAATTGAATTAGTATTGGTTCCTGTATACCAATTACCCATAGGTAATTGTGCATTATTTTGTCCATAATTATAAACTACATATCTATTATTAAAATCAGATCCATTTGTTGGATACCACCAAGTTACTTCTGTAAATAGATTATTGATACCGGCACAAACTTGTTGTCCTTTTGTTGTATCAATATCGTCATAAATATAATCTTCCACACTACAAGGAAGTGTATTGACCGTACCATCAAAAGAGAAGAAACCATTATTACCCATCCAATAAGCAACACCATCAATTTCAATTGCTGCATTTTTACCAATTAATCCACAGTTAGTACCAACCTGTTCGAAGCCAAATGTAAAAGGTGCACCTACAAATTTCATTGTATAAAGTGCGTTATCAGTCCAGATTAAAATATTTTCTTTTGCAACTAGAGCTCCCATAATTTTTGTACCATCTTGTATTCTTTGAGTACCGGCTGTATTAGTTGCTTGAGGTGTGTAACCATTAATATTTTCATCTTCAGAGAATCTTATAAACATATCATCTTGAGTGGTTGCAGTTCCAATTGTAGTTTCGGTTCCTAAATGAATTAAGTGACGTGTGGTTGGTGAAATTAAAGTTACTCTTGTAGCTGTTGGGTTATTTGTTGTAGAAAATCCTGATGTTGTTGTAGATGCTCTTGTTGTCAGTCTTGCTGTAATATCAGAATTCCATGTAAAAGTTTTACCGTTTGCAATAGTTGCAACTAATACATCACCAAAATTACTCAATGACCAAAGTCCAGGTTCTAGTGTAATTGTTCCAGCATCAACTGCATCACCCCATCCACCCCAATCAGTTGCGTTAGTAACTATTTCGCCACTTGAGTGAGCTTGACCATTTGATGTACCAGTAGTTGCAGTTCCAAAAGCACCTCTAGTAATACCTGTTAAAGTGTTTGTACCTTTTCCTGTATAAGTAATTAATTCATTTTGAATTGCTATGGTTCCTGCTGTTGGAAACCCTGAATTTGATACAACATTAATTGTTGACCCTGTTCCACCAGTACCATTAGTATCTGCAAGTAATGCACCATTTAAAGTTGTTGTAACAGAACCTTGAACCGTTCCACCATACTGACCAATACCAAAGCCATAACCATAAGATTGTGCGGCGGGACCAACAGGCTCATAAGGAATTATATCACATGCTCCACCCGTGGCTGCACCTGTTGTAGTTTGTGTACCAGTAATGATTGCAATTAAGTTTGATGTAACTCTTGTTACTTGAAATAATTTATCTTCAAAAGCAGAATTAGTTAAACCTATACCAGCAGGTACCGTTACATTATCTAATAAAATAATATCCCCTGATTGTAAATTATGTGCTGAAGAAAATGTTAAAGAAACTTGTTTAGATGCATCGGTAGCAGACATTGTAACACTTGAAAGAGTAGCTTTTATAGGAGTAACATCATGTAGTTGTCCTTCAAAATAAATAAGTAAAAACTTATCTGTTCCTATTGCAACGTATCTATTACCTTCTTTATCTACAAATGCGTGTTGTTTTCTAGCAACACCAACAATAGAATCGTTAAGTAAAGATTGCCACCCTCCTACTTTTTCTGGAAGTCCATATCTAAATCTAACATTATCAGAGTCAACCCAACGACCTTCGGCCCCAACAGCAGTGTCTTGCTTGTCAATCCCTGGAGCAAACTTAATTTTCGTAAGCATCCTTTACTCCTATGATGTACTGTTAGTTTTTATTTGCCAGCCTTTTGTAGCAGTAGTAAATATTAAAGTTACACATTGATTGTTTGCAGTTAAATCTAAATCAGATGTACCACCTTGAATATTTGATCCGTTTCTACCTACAATACATTTGTTTGTTGCAAAACCATTGGATGCAGATACATCCATTATAGTTACTTCATCACCTGTTGCAGGTGTTGCCGGCAGTGTTATAGTTACTTGGTTAGCAACTGTATCTACTCCAATTTGATCTCCAGCCACTGCTGTGTATGAAGTTTTACTAGCTGCAGTTACTGTAGTAAACCCTTTTTCCATCATTGATAATGTAGTAGCAGGAACACTACCTCTGGAATAAACTAAAACTTTTGCACCTTCTGGAAGAGGTACTTGTGTGCTTGCACTTTGACCAGTAGTTAATAATGTTACTGTAAAACTTTGTGCTGCAGTTCCTCTAACAGTTGCATCTTCTACAAAAAATACTCTATTCGCATTTCCACCTGTTGTAGAAGCAGGCATTGCTAAACTAGCATTACCCGATAAAGTTCCTGTAAGTTTAATATAAATATTTTTACCATTCGCGCTCGCCGATCCGTCGGCCAAACTTAATGTAGTTGTACCAGAGCTTAAAGTTACTTCTGCATAACCCGACGCTGCGGTTTGTAATAATTGTAAATTAGTATTAGTGATTGTTCCCCATAGACCAGCCTTTTCACCTGTAGTGACTAGTTCTAATGATAAATCTGTTGAAAAAGTTGATGCCATATTAATAAGGTTTTATTGGTGTCCAAACCATGTTTGCTCCTGGTATTATATCGTTCCACGTAATTACTCCCGGTTCCCCACTACTTACAGTTAAACTAGAACCTGTTGGAAGTACATTCGCAGTACCTGTTACTGTAACATTTCCTGTCGCTAACGTCAATGCGTTTCCAGTTACAGATGTATTAGCATCTGCGGTAACTACAAAAGTTCCTAAACCTAATGATACTTGAGATCCTGTAAGAGGACCGATATTAGCCGTACCAGTAATACTTAAAGTACCTGTACCTAATGAAACTTGATTTCCAGTTAAATTTTCTACGACTGAATCTGCGATAATACCTACACTACCAATTGTAATAGTTAATTGGTTAGCTGATACATTTACATTTACATTATTATCTAATCCTGTTGCTGCAAATGGTAATGCTGATATTGCGTCAAATCCTAAACTCATAAATAATTTTTAAAGACTGATATTACTACCAGTCTTTAGTTTTTGATGTAAGTTCTGGTGCTTTTTGACTTTCGATTTGTGCAGATAAGTTTGATTGCATATCTTCTTCCGTTGTATCAGACATTTCTAATACGCAGGCAGTTGCACTTTCTTTAGTCATAGCATCAAAATCCATACCTTCAGAACCTACACAAGAGCCATACATAGATGCTGAATTATCTCCATCAACTGCTGTAAGTCTCCAATGTATTGTTTTTACTTTATTGTCTGCGTCAGTTTCAAAGTTAGGAAACGACCATTCGTATGTTATTGCCATATTATTTTCTCCTTATTATGGTGTTGTTGTTTCTAGTGCTGTTACTTTAGCTTCTAGTGTTTCAATTCTTTCCATAGCTTCTTGCAAAGCCTTAACTGACTTCATGTATAGAATAGAATATTTTACTGATTTGTAATTTTTTAATCTTACATCTCCAATATTTTTACCTTCTGGTAAAACATCATCTTCAGTATAAAGTTCATCTTGATTATTTTCTACAAGACCATTCATTCCTGATGCTTCTAAATCTTGTGCAATAACTCCTAATTGCTTTTCATTAGGTTTTAATTTAAAATTATAATGTTTAATTTGTAATGCTTTAACATCATTCCATTGAGAACTAGCATCAACTTCATTTTCTTTTAAAACTCTATCAGATATTGCACCATAACTATTATTTGTATTTTGTACATTACCATTACCTATTGCTCTAAATTCTCCTGCTGAACCAAAAGCTCTAAGTACAGCTGCACCAGAATTATTACGACAAAATGTATGATATAGTGTAGCACTTATCATTGCACCATTACTTCCTTGACTTGGCTCTGATGTATTGTTTACAAATAAATTACCATCATCACTAATTTGAGCTCTCTCAGCTATGGTATTATTTGTACCTCTAGTAATAAATCTAATATCGGCTCTATCTGCTGATGCTGACGTACTTATTATTCCTGCTATACCAGAACCAGACGACCTATGAACAAAAGTTACTCCAGTTGTTGTTCTATTTGAAGTATCATCATGGTTTACTAATTGTAATCCTGACCATGTCGCTGCTGAACTTCCAGAAAAAGTTGAGGAAAAATCTTGTGAAGAAACAA